GAAACGAACATGCCGACTTCCAGAATGACGCACTCGATCAGGTAAGGCAGTTCGAGGATATATACGAAGTGAAGGAGCTTTGGGAAAAGACCAACAAGGCCACCAAGGACACTTTGCGAAAGACATACGAAAGCGGAATGATGGGCAGGAAACAGTTCGATAATGTGAACGGCATGTTCATGTACTATGTACCGCTCAGAGGCTGGAGCGAAGATACGGCCGAAGACGTGTACGAGTATATCAGTTCGGAACGGAATCCCGTAAACTCCGTACTTCGTAGCATGAAGGGAAGAAAATCCATACCTGACGAAGTTTTCGCCACAATCGGTAATATGGCTGAAAGTGCCATCCTGCAAGGGAACCGGAACATGATGAAGCAGAACTTCATGAGCATGGTCATGAACCACCCTACAGACCTTGCTACAATGCGTAGGACATGGTATGTGTACGACAACAATACCGGAGAATGGCTTATATCAACCCCTGAAATAGAAGAGAAAGATACGGCCGCAATTATAGAGAAGAAGATAAGCGACCATGAAGAAAGAATGAAACAGCTGGAAGAAAAAGGACTTGCGACACAAACATCTTCCGGTCTGAACATAGATTACAGAATTCAGCCGAGAAGTGCTAAGGAGCATATCGTACAGGTGAAGAATGGAGGGAAAGACTATACAATCTATGTGAATGCCAACCCTCGTGCGGCACAGGCCATAAACGGTATGACTAATCCGGACGTAGAGAAGAATCCAATATTCAAGGCTATCAGTACAGCCAACAGGTGGCTGGCTGCTAACTTCACCACCCGTAACCCGGCGTTCGTGCTGAGTAACCTGTCAAGAGACCTTATCTTCTCCATGTCTGCCGTATATATCAAAGAAGACGGGAAATATCTGTCCAAATACCGTAAAAACATCTTTAAGACTGTACCTTCCATATTCCGTAACATAAGAGGGAAGGGAAATCCGAGCAATAACGAAACGGACCGTTATTTCCAGGAATTCATCGAAAACGGCGGTGAGACCGGCTACATGCACCTGAATGACGTAGACAAGTACAAGAAGAAGGTACGTGCCGAACTTGCAAAAATAGACGGTAGCAGAGGTTCAGCCAAGGCAGCTCTTGACTATACCCTTGAAAGACTGGAGGATTTCAACCGGTGGGCAGAAGACATATCACGTTTCACCGTATACATGACTTCCAGACAAATGGGAAGGACCGTACAGGAATCCGTCAACGACGCCAAGGAGATAACCGTCAACTTCAACAAGAAGGGGGCAGGATACAAGACCTCCGGATTCTTCGGACTGACAGCAGGAATGATGAGGAACCTTTACCTGTTCTTCAATGCATCCGTACAGTCATTGACAAATTTCAAACGGCTTGCCGTAAGGAACAAGACTAAGTTCTTCTCCATTCTTGGAGGATTCAGCGCCGCAGGTATGCTTATGCCGATAATCAACTCGTTCTTATACAACCTGTGGGATGGCGGTGATGATGACCCGTACAACGACCTACCCGAATGGGTCCGTAGAAACAATCTCTGCATCTATGCAGGTAACGGTAAATTTGTCACTATACCTTTGCCGATTGAACTGCGCGCCTTCTATGGTATAGGCGATATGGCCTACCAGTTCGCCACAGGAAAGGAAAAGGCGACTCCTACAAATGTAGTCAAGAGCACCGTCAACCAGCTGGCAGAACTGCTCCCGTTGAATCCTACCGGGAACGAAGGGTTCAGGACATTCATGCCTGACGCACTGGCACCTATCTTTGAGGCATACGTATGGAACGAAGACTTTACAGGGAAACCGGTTGCGAAGATAACCCCGTTCAACGAACGTGATCCGGAATGGAAACGTGTGTATAAAGGAACGTCCGGATGGCTGGTAGATACATCGAAGTTTCTGAACGACCTTTCAAACGGAAGCGGACCTGGTAAGGAGTTCAGAAAAGGATTCCTGGATTTCAATCCAGCCAAGGTGGAACATCTGTTCGAATCCTATTTCGGAGGAATGGCCAAGACGCTCAACCAGGCCGGTAAGACCATCTATTACGGGTCGAAGAGTATCATCGAAGGAGAAGCCGATGAAGACCTCACCATGAGGAACGTACCTATATTAAACAGGTTCGTGAATGCCGTGGACGACAGAAACGCATTCTCCGGAATCAACCGTGAATACTTCAACATGAAGGACGAAATGGACCAGTTCAAATACGAACTGAACGGAGTCAAGAAGAACTACCGGAAGAATCCGGAAGAATACAAGGAAATGGTTTCATCGGATGATTTCAGAAGGTATGTCAAATACAGGCCATACGAAAAACGACTTTCCAGACTCAACCAGATAGCCAAGGAAACGGAAGGGGAAGAACGTGAAAGGATAGAGGAAATGATAATAGAGACAAGAAGGGAAGCCATAAATGCAGTTAAATGAAACAGCAGGAAAGCGGTGTGACAGCCGCTTTTCCCTTTGCGTCAACTATATATGGTTTTTATTGGTTTAATTTGCAAAAACGCACATACACAAATGAACAAATATCTGAACAGAAACGTAAGACCCGTAAGGGATGACCGCAGTATGAGTACGAAAGTACGCACAAGAGGTACTGCATACGAGGAACTGGAAGAGTTCGCATCCTACTGGAGCAGCCTGGACACATGTAGAAGAAGGATGGAAAGGTCGCTCATGTATGCCAAGGAAGATCAGTGGGGAGACTTCATCAAAGACCCTGACACCGGAGAGACCATAACGGAAGGTGAGTTAATCAGAAGGAACGGTAAGGTACCGTTGAAGAACAACATGATAGCTCCTATCACCAAGAATATCGAAGGACAGTTCAGGAGAAACACGACGAAGACCATCTGTTCCGTAAGGGACAGGGACGAGGCGAAGATAGGGGAAATGATGAGTATCGCCGTAGAGTACGTACAGTCACTCAACGAGACGGTCGAACTGGATTCGGCATCACTTACCATGCTGGAGTGCGGAGGTTACATCGCCCAGCGTATCGAATCCGGGTATAACGAATACAAGCACATGAACGACGTATGGGCGTACAACGTAGACCCTTCCAGACTGTTCTTCAATACTAATATCGAAGACCCTCGCGGATGGGATATTACGTGCATCGGAGAGATATTCGATATGGACATCGAACAGGTAATAGCCGCATTCGCTAAGAAAAGTTCAGACCGTGACTGGCTGGAAAGCATATACGGCAAAGGAATACATACCAGACGCACCTTTCTGGACGGTGCCCAGGGATATAACCTGAAATACATCGATTTCTATACCCCGAGAGACGCGGATCTTTGCCGGGTCATACTGGGATGGAAATTGGAAAGCCGTGAAGCATATTTCTGGAACGATACCCTTGACGGTACCTGGGGATATGTAGGCCTTAATGAAGTAAACAAACTTGAATACATAAACAAGCAACGGACGGAAGAGGCTCTGAATGCCGGTGTAGCACCGGAGGACATACTTCTTATAGAATACGAATACAAAATAGAACGATACTGGTACTACCGTTATCTAAGCCCATGGGGAGACGTTTTGCAGGAAGGAAGAAGCCCGTACTGGCACGGTCAGCACAACTATGTATTCCATGCCTACCCCATGATACACGGTAAGATATACAACTTCATCGAAGACTTCATCGACCAGCAACGAAGTATCAATCGCACCATGACGCTCATTGACTTCATCCGCTCTTCTTCCGCAAAGGGATTGATTGTTGTAGATGAAGACGCGTTCGACAGTATGAGCCGTCAGGAATTGATAGATGAATATGTACGTTACAACGGAGTACTTTTCTGTAGGCCGAAACAAGGTAAAGACATACGGACAGTCATTACCCAACTGAACGGAGCCGGAGCCGTGCAGGGAGACTATGAACTTCTTAACCTGCAGCTCAAGCTGATTTCAGACATATCAGGCGTAAACTCAGCCATGCAAGGGAAAGAGGCCGCATCCGGAACGGCGGCGTCACTCTATGCCCAGCAGACAGAAAACGCATCACTGAACCTGAAAGGCCTGTTCGACTCGTTCAGGTCGTTCCGGAAACGTCGTGACCTGAAGCTCATGCAGACCATTCAGCAGTTCTATACTTCGCCCAGATACATCGAACTGGCCGGAAAGGACTACTCCGAAGAATCGAAATACTACAATCCGGAAAAGGTGCAGGGAGCGCAGCTTGACATCGAACTGACAGAAGGGACAAACACACCTACCTTCCAGATGCTGGAGAACGAGTTCCTCATGAAGCTGTTTGAGGCACAGGCCATCAGCGTGAAGACACTTCTGGAAAACTCCAGCCTTCCGTTCGCCGGGCGCATACTGGAAAGCATCAAGAGAGCGGAAGAGGAGATGCAGCAGAACAATACGGTACCTCAGATGGACCCGTCTGTCATGCAGCAGATGCAGTCACAGAACCCTGCACTGATACGAAAGATGATGGACGATTCAAACTATTCTCCGCAGGACGGCATGATACAGCAAGCCGCCTAAATGGAAGCCTCCGATACAATCCGGTTCCTCTTGCTGGAGCCGGATTGATATTTTTCAATCAGGTAAGGAAGAACATACTTGTAGCATACATAAACAAGAATAGCCGTAGACATTACCCGGTCATCGTGACAGCCTTCCACTGCACCCGTCTTCTTGCCACCTTCCTTAATCTCGAACTGGTCGCACTCGAACGTCGTTTCAAGACTCCTTTCAATGTACAGTGAATCCCTCATCGCAGCTTTCAGGAAATTCAGAATCATCGGTTTTGTAGACGGATTGGTATGGAACCCGTATTTGACAGGCGCACCCTGTTTAATCTGTTCGGCGCTAGTACGGCTGTACAGGTGCGGATAGAAATCCACGATTTCATCGATCACATATTCGAAGTTGTCACCTTCCGTCTCTTCCGTTTCCAGCGTATTGCTTTCCACCACCAGCAACGCCTCGCAATAGGCATACGCTATCTGTGCCGCTTTCCAGATAAGCAGGTCATGTTCGATATGCCCGTGCCATTCGGCCACGATTTCCGGTATACCTCCCTCAAGCATGGGAAGGCGGTCGGCGACCTTGATGGAAGAATAGTCCGAATCTTTTCCGGTACCGCCTATATCGACAGATACCACATACCTGTAACGGAAATGACCGGCTGTACCGTCAGGCATTGTCCAGACCTGAAGGATATTGTCGTTCCCTTTTTCCTTCGGCTTGATATGGACAAAATGCAGATTCTCGAAAGCCTTTTTCCCTTTCGTGTCCTCACCGACAAATTCGCCGAAGAAGCACGGTTCCATACAGGTAACACGTGCGTTTTCCACGTATTTGCGCGGGAAATAAGGTCGTCCGGTAGACTGGAACGCCTCTTTCGGATCCGAAGGATATTCCGAACACATACGCCATTCCTCTTCCATATCCTTCTTCTTCGTCCGGTACCACGCAATCGCCTCCAGCGTAGCACCCAGGGAGAACAGGTAATGTTCGTACTCGGTCATGGTATCGATAAAGGCAAAGTAGTTCTTGTAGCCGATATACTCCGTATACATGTCAATAATGAACCACGGTATGAATACCGGTGTAAAGCTGTTCTTCCCCTTTTCTGCGGAAATCCATGTACGGTGGAAATAATTCCCTACACCCTTTGCCGTCGATTCCAGCACCTTCACCGTATAAGGACCGTCATTGATTGAACCGAAGATAGACTGTACCAGGTCTTCCGGCTTCTTCTCTTTCGTTTCCTTCCACAAACCTACCTCCGTAAGGTGAGCCATCGCAATGTTCTGTGAACGCAGGTTGTCCGGCTTCTGGGCCGAACCTACCGAATACAGGCATTGGCAGTACGTTATCTGCCTGGTCTTCGTAGAACCTTCGAAAGGCTTTGTCTCCAGCTTCTGACCTCCAGTAGCCCACGCCGGATAGTTCTTCACCACTTTGGAAAGCATACCCGAAACGATGTTTGACTGCGACTCCACGTCACCGCATATCACGCTGTTCCAGTTCTTGCGATGAATAATCTGAATCCACAGCATGTATATCTGTGTCAGTGTCGAACCTCCCCACTGTCTTGCCTTCAGCAAAATGATGTTGATAGGCCTTCCTGCCGTCCTAAGTTTCTCCAGCTCGGTCAGATAAACACGCTGCGCCCTGTTCAGCATAAACCGTATGTCATCCCCTCCTCCTTTCGGTGATATATAGGAGGTCATGTATGCCCAAAACTCAAAATCGTATATGAAACGCTGCCTGCAGAACTCGACGTACAGAAGATTTTCGGTAAACTTTGTATATCCTATATTCAGTATGGATTGGATATACCGCTTCATACCGATGGAAAGAAGTACCTTCACAAAACCGGTTTCTGCAAAATCAACCGGAAGCCACATGTCTTTAAGCGGGAAATCGTCGCAGTGCACATGCACCCTTTCAACGGAAAAGGAACCCTCTCCCGTAATAGGGCTGTATGGAGCCTCAAGCGCTTTCAGCCTCTCCTGATTGATTCTTATTATCTCCGATTTCTGAAGCATTGCATGACCATCCTGTATATGAGACTCAGAACGAAAGAACCCGTGAAACTGTATACATGTATGAGCGTGTTTACCCCTTCAGCGAACAGTCCAGTGAACACGTAAGAGAATAGCACCAGCGAAAGGCTTTTCAGAAACACTGCCCTTGAGCATCCTGACATGTAATATCCCATAAGCGTGGATATGACGGCAGAGAACCCGCACGTGGGCACGTCCGAGCAGGCCATAAGCGCAGATAGCGCAGGTACGGCTATACATAAGGGAACGATGAATAAGATTTCGGATTTCCGTAGTATACGGTAATAGGTCCAGAATACGATGGAGTTGACGGCAAGATGAAGAAAGCAGACATGTACGAAGCTGTATGTGAAGAATGTCCACCAGGGTGAACCTGTGCAGACAGCCAGTTGCTCTACCGGCAGGAAGAAAGAGAGTAACCAGAACACTGACAATATCAGAATGACCGGCATATTTTTCTCTTCTTATAATAATTGTAGATAATATCCCTGAACGTCTTCAGGTCGATATAATAGGAAGGTGCCCTTTCATCCAGAATCTTTTCCAATATCTGGTATCCTATTATACCCGTCTTTTCCTTGTACGCCTTGTAGCGTCTGTAAATCTCGTGATACATCGCTATGCTGTTTTTTTTCTTGAGAGGTAGAGGCTTCCCTCTGTCCAGCAGCGAGACATATCTCCTTGCCTTTTCGTAACCAACATAAAAACGAGGGGCACCGGCTTTCATGACCGTTCGGATAATGTCATCCTGTGTGACAGAATATCCGTTCATCGCCTTTATGGCATTGAAGAAGGCCTCCGTTACATCTTTGATTCTTGCCTCTACAATGTCCTTGCTGAGTAACATATGTAATACCGATTTCCACAAAGATAATGAATTTTCCGTTCACATTCGGGTATTTACCTGAAAGGCAGGAAATCTTACCGTATAGGCAACTTCAATAGGTGTATTCCGATTTATTTTGCATAAGCACAAAATAAGAATCACCAAACATCTGTAAAATGGAAAAACAAGAAGAAAAAGACGCTCTTACACCTGAAACCCAGGTACAGGAAGAAGAACGTAAACCGACAAACAGGGAACGTTTCAACACCATGATGAAGGAACGTATCGAAGGGTTCGACCCGGAGGACGAAGAAGGTTCTTACGGGAAGCTGATAGAAAGCTACAACAGCCAGGAAGAGCAGAAGAAAATTCTTTCGGACGCTATCAACCGTGACCCAAGACTGGCCCAGGTACTTTCTGACATCGTAAGCAACAAACGCAGTGCAGGAAACGCCCTTGTCCGCTATTATGGACGTGACTTCCTTTCCGCCGAAGAAGGAACTCCTGAATACCAGGACATCATGGCCGCGGAAGAGGAACGCAGGAAAGAGGCGGAACAGCTCACATCGAACCAGAAGATGTACAATGACAACCTTCAGGAATCCACACCCGTAATAGAAGCCTTCTGCAAGGAGAAAGGATATGAAACCGACGAGTTCATGGACCGTATCTGGGAGAAGATAGCCTATCCGATTCTGAGCGGCGTATACACCAGGGAACTTCTGGACATGTTCGACAAGGCGTTCAACTACGATACGGACGTAAACGACGCATTGGCGGCCGGAGAAGTGAAAGGAAGGAACATGAAC